AAATAACATGGTCGTCAATTTCTCTGAACAAGTTTATGCGCAGAACCAGGATACGTATGGACGTCCGGTGACGATTACACCGAAGGCGAGCCAGTCGTCTGGGCAGCCGTACGTAACGCGCGGGATCTTGGATATCGAAGCCATGGAGGTGGCAGCGTTGGATGGTTCGATCATTTCTGAAACGCGCGTGATCCTGGATATTCGTGAAGCGGAATTCACGACGTTGCCGCTGCAAGGTGACTTGGTCGATATCCCGACTGCCGGAGGCTTGCCCGCTGAAGGTCAATTCGAGGTGATCGATACGCAGCCAAATGGCGGTGGCGAAACAACGTTAACGTTACGTCACATCGTGCAGAGTAAGCCATGACCGCAACCAGTTATGCTATGATCGTTCGTGACGAAATGCTGGCACGTTTAAAAACGATGCCATTTTTCTCGACGTTTAAATTTGGTACCAACAAGGCTGAACAAATTCAACCGGAGCTGGTGCCGTTTCTTGGGGTTTATTTTATCAGTGAAGATCTGTTGCCAGAAGGTGACTCGAACGCGGGTGAGCCGCGCTTTCATTCGTCTGCGCTCTATGGATTTTCAATCGTTGTGCAGAACAACGATGCAGCTGCAGCCGAGTTAACGTTGGATGAAGGTTGGACGCTGGTTATGGACCGGTTATTCACTGATCCGAGTTTGTACTTAAATCCTAAGGCCAAGATCCAGGGTTATACGCGCGGCAATCGCACGCACCAATTTGGTTCAGCAGGTGCAGATAATGCGATCCCGGTTGCGGAAAGCCGGTTCACATTATTGTGTGATCTTGGCGTGATTGACTTCCCGCCGGTTGTGGATAACGTGTTGAGTCACGTACACTTCACAACGAATTATCCAGATCCGAGTAAGAACGATACAACGCAAGTTCAGCAGGTCGTTGCTGATTGGTTGTTGCCTACAGAAAAGGAGAAAGAAGATGCAAGTAAATCCAAAGAATGAAGACGTGCGGCGAGTGCTCGCGCATCCGAAGGCTGGCAAGTTTCGTGCGGAAGGTCCAGTAGATTGGCCAGACGATACGTTTACTCATCGTCGTATCGCGGATGGCGATATAACGAAAGTAGAGTCAGAGCAGAAAGAAGAAAAACACGAAAAGGCAAAGTTCGTGCGTAAGGCTGAATAAATTCGTCAACCCATAGGAGAGGCATGATGCCTATCTCGTTTAATAATATCCCGGCTAATTGGCGAATGCCACTTTACTGGGTCGAATTAGATCCTTCGATGGCTGGCTTAGGACAGACACCTGGACGGTCATTACTAGTTGGTTCGATGCTATCGACTGGCACCGTACCACCTGATGTACCTATCGCGGTCCCGTCACAAGCTGATGCAGATCATTTCTTCGGTCAAGGTTCGATGCTGGCGAATATGTTTAGAGTGTTCTTCGCCAACAATTGGGCAAATGAAGTGTGGGGTTTGCCGGTTGCCGATCCGACTGGTGCAGCGGCAACAGGTACCATCACGGTTGCGACGGCACCAACACAAGCCGGGACGATTAGTCTTTACATCGCTGGACAGAATGTACCGGTCTACGTAGGCGCAACAGATACGGTTGCCATTGTCGCTACCTCTATTGATACGGCGATCAATGCCAATAAGGATTTGCCAGTAACTGCTACGGCTGCTGCAGGTGTCGTTACACTTACGTCTAAGTTCAAAGGCACACAGGGTGATGAAATCCAGGTGTCTGATAGCTACTATGGTACGATCGGTGGTGAACAATTACCAGTTGGATTGACGTTGACGTATGCACCGTTCACAGGCGGTACTGGTGTGCCAGTATTCACTAATGCCATTAGTGCACTCGGTGAAACGGAAATTGATTACGTGTGTATGCCGTATACGGACTCGACTTCTATGCTGGCATGGGAAACTGAATTTGGATTTTCCGATACCGGTCGCTGGGGATGGATGCGGCAACATTATGGGCATTTGTTCAACGCAAAGCGCGAGACTTATACGAACCTGCTTTTGTTCGGAGAGACGCGCAACAGTGCACAGATGTCTATACTAGCGATTGAGCCGAGTGCGCCTACGCCAAGTTATGAATGGGCGGCAGCGTATACAGCAAAGGCCGCGCGTGCATTGATCAATGATCCAGCACGACCGTTGCAGACTTTGTCGTTGGCGAGTTGTTTACCCGCGCCGTTCCATACGCGATTCATTATGTCGGAGCTCAACGCTTTTGCTTACGCTGGGCTAGCAACGCAGCGTACGGCAGTAGACGTGCCGATGATTATGCGGGAGAATACTACGTACCAGAAGAACTTGTACGGCAATAGTGACGACGCGTACGAGCTCGTGACAACGCTGGCGACGCTTGCTAAGTTGCTGCGCAATCAGCGACAGGCAATCACCAGTAAATTCCCAAGACATAAACTCGCAGATGATGGTACACGTTTTGGTGTTGGTCAGGCGATCGTCACTCCGAAGATTATCAAGGCGGAATTGGTAGCGCAGTATCGCATTGATGAATTCAATGGACTGGTTGAGAATGGTGCAGCGTTCAAAACTAATTTGATCGTTGAGCGTGATCCTAACGATCCCAACCGTGTCAATTGTTTATATCCACCAGATCTTGTGAACCAGCTTAGGGTGTTTGCGGTCCTTGCGCAGTTCAGACTGCAATACGATCGCGGTGTGGATACCGTTGTTGCGACTTAACAGTGACCGATTACCAGCAGGTTGTTGTACTTATCCTGCTGGTAGTCGTTGGCTTTCTGATTGGGTTTCTATTTCCTAGGCCATAGAAAGGAAGATCACATGGCTCAACGAATAGCAGGAATTGCCTATCTCAAAGTGGATGGCAATCAGTATCCACTGCGTGGTAACTTTACGATTACTCCGTCAGTGATCGAGCGCGCGGGTCTCGCTGGCCAGGATTATATCCATGGCTACTCGGAGCTGCCGCGCGTTCCTTCGATTGAAGGAGACGTGTCAACGGTTCCAGGTTTGTCGATTGAAGCCTTCGAGGCGCAAGTCAACGTCACGATCACGGCAGAGCTCGCCAACAATGCGACGTATGTGCTGAGAGAAGGCTGGTGCGTTTCAGCACTTGCGATCAATGCCCGCGATGGCCTCGTTCGGGTCAAGTGGGAAGGCATCAGCTGCGATGAGATCCAATAAATGGTAGACGAAACAGAACCACAAGCACCCAAGACGGACGAGCCAAAGAAAGTCAATGGGGCAGAAATTACTTCCACCGATCTTGTAATACCGCTGCGGAAGAAAGTTATTGCGCACGGTGAAGAGGTTCAGGAATTACGTTTTCGTGAACCTACCGCTGGCGACATCGAGATCTGTGGTACGCCTGTCATGATCGATTTCATGACTGGCGAAATGCCGAAGATGACTTTCGAGACAAGGGCAATGTTTGCCATGATGTCTCGGCTTGCTGGGGTGCCACCTTCTACAATCAAGGCCATGCATCCAAAAGATTGGGGGTATGCAGCCTTGGCACTGGCGCATCGTTTTTTTATTCCAGAGATGTAGAGGGCAATTTTATCCTGGACTGTTATCGGTTGGCGAAATACTACGGACGTAATCCGCGTGAGTTTCTTGATATGCCGTTTTCGGAAGTAGCTAAGCATATCAAGTGGACGACTAAGTTGGAAGAAATATTAAGGCCGGTGGACGACGATGCCTGACATGGATTTTGATTCCGATGCCATGTTGGCTTTCTTCGGCCAGATGGGAAAGGAGATAGATAACTTTAAGACCAAGATTGTCAGCCTTAACGAAGCTGGCAATGCGATGAAGAAAATGACTGATCATACTGAAAAGTTTGGTCAGACTATTCAGCGACACACGCAAGGCGCATTGCGTGGAATGGAGTCAGGCATATCCGGGCTCATTGGTTCGGCTGGAGGTGTCGCTAAGCTTGCGTTGGTCATCGGTGGTGTTGGCAAGGCGCTCGATCACTTTGCGGTTAGCGCATTACATACTAGAAACTTTGCGATTAATACCGGCTTTTCTACAGATGGTTTGAAGAAAATGCGAGTGCAGCTTTCTGCTGCTGGTATCGATGCAAACGAAGCGGCGCAGGGGATCGGGAGTATCGGAGCTAAGTTACAGGACGTTCTTGCCTTGCAAGAAACGTCTTCATTTTATAAGGCGCTGCAAGCTAGTGAACCGGCAATGGCGGAAAACGTTCGCCAGTTAATGAATGCTGGTAAGCAGCAGGAGGCGATGAATTATCTTCAGGAGAAATTTAATAAAGGTGGCGAAAGATTTAAAGCGTGGTTGCCAACGGTCACAGGGATATCGAGAGCTGCGTGGGAGGCGCAAGCACAAGGTATGGAAGGTTTGATAATGCCTTGGAAGGAGCTTGATGGCGATGCTGCGAAGTATCATAAGACGATGGTTAATCTAGGTACGATTTTTGATGGTGTGTGGAATTCGGTAACAGGGAGTGAAGGTCTCGAGGGGTTGAACGAGAAGGCGCACAAGTTTGCTGATAATTTTAAAACGTGGTTTGACAACAGTGTCATCCCAACTTTAAAGGAGACGTTTCAGGAAGCCAAGGATATTATTGATTGGTTTAACAAACAGGCACAGACACGTGATCCTGGTCAGGGTTTTCGGTTACGACCTGAAGAATTTATTCGCCGTCAAAATGAAGATGAGAAGGATAAAAATTTTAGTTCGTGGGATTGGATGAAGAAGCAACTTGGGGTTGGTGATGCTTCAGCTAAGTCAGGCGTTGATCAGAATTCAATTATAGTTGTACAAAAGGATTCAAATAAATCGTTGCAGGATATGCGCGATATTATTCAAAAGTGGGACGATCAAGTTAATGGTGGAGTTGGTGCGATCGGTGGAGGCGGTGGAGGCGGTGGAGGCGGTGGAGGCGGTGGGAGCTCTACAGCTAGTCCCGGTGGTCCCGCTGGTTTGAACGACGAAGGCGGCAAGAAGATCGATCCTGATACGATGCGTCAGGCAGAGATATTAGGTCGTGCGGGTGACGTTGCGGGGTTACAGAAATTATTTAGCCAGCGCGGTTATCGAATGTCCGGACCGGCTTGCGGTATGGTTGCTTCTGGGTACGTAAAATCTGCCGGGTATAAGCCTCCCACGGGTGCAGCGATCGCAACGTCGTGGCATAAGTGGGGTGAGAAATTAGATCCTAACGATATCAACGCGCCTAATCATCCGTTCGGAAGTATGGTCAGTACTTATTTCCATGGACGTTATGGCGGTACGCAAGGTCAGGTATTAGCTCCTGGTCAAACTGGCGGTCACGTTATGACGATCGTGCCGGGATCGTATAACGAGAAAGATGGCACGGCAATATTCGCAGACCAGTACGGCGCACGGCGACGTAAGCTTACGGATATGGATACGCGGTTTGCAGGTAAGACTGCGGTCGATGCGGTGCAAGCGCAGCAGCAGGATAGAACAAAAATTGATAACGCATTGGGAGCGAAGAATTCAGGTAGTCCGTGGAATGCGCAGCTTAATGTTAATTTAAATAACGTGCCAGAAGGTGTGAAGGCCAACGCGGAAATGGGTGGAGTATTTAACACGTTGAAACTTAACAAGTCCAACCAGCTTGCGTACGAATAATGCCGCAGCAGAATAATTTCGATGCAGATCAGATGCTGGCATTCTTCCAGCAGCTCGGAAAAGAAGTCGATAATTTAAAACTTAAAATTAGTAGCCTCAATGATGCTGGCAGCAAAAGTGGCAGCAATCTTGCGGATGAGTTCGAGCGGTTCGGTAAGGTCGTTGAGCATTATACGCGCGGTCCGATAAAGGCGATGGACGCAGCTGCGGCGGGAATAGCCAAGACGCTACTAGGCGCGGGTGGTCTTGCGGTTGGTTTTGCTGGAGTTGCCAAGGCGCTAGATGCGTTTGCGGTTGGTGAGTTGCAGTTACGTAACTTTGCTACTAATACCGGGTTCACGGTTCAGAGCGTTCAGAATTTACGGACGCAATTATCTGCTGCTGGAGTTGATGCGAGCGAAGCGTCTAGTGGCATTGCGAGTATCGGATCTAAGTTACAGGAAGTGTTGGCGTTACAAGAAACGTCTTCGTTTTATAAATCACTTCAGGCCAGCAGTCCTGCGCTGGCTGAACAAGTTCGTCAGTTGATGAATGCCGGTAAGCAGCAAGAGGCGTTGAACGTTCTTCAACAAGCTTATAATAATGGTGGTGAGCGGTTCAAAGCGTGGTTGCCAACTGTTACAGGTTTATCGCGTGCAGCGTTCGAGGCTGGTAAAGTTGGAATGGAGGGGTTGATTGAACCCTGGAAATTTCAGGAAGGTGAGGCCGCGAAGTATCACAAGACGATGACGAACCTCGAGACT